CAAGCTCAACACCCAGCAAAGGCTGAATGCCAGCTGCTTTGCACTTATTGAACCATTCAACGTGTCCCCACGTAGACCCTTGGTCGACGATCCCTGCAGCGGTGCACCCGATCGACTTTAAATGTTCGATAACGCGGTCAATTGGAGCAAACGTTAGACCAAAGCTGTATTCGGTTCTGATTCTTAGCTGAATCATCTTGGACACTCTTCAATCATCCTTTTCTTGTGTTCGTTTATTGATTTGTAATCTTCGATTGTGTCGCTCATGCTAATCCCTCCTTTATACAAATTTCAGCGAGCGCAAACACATCGTCCAATGCGCGGTGTGTTTGCTTAAGATCCTTGCCAAGTTTCAATTCATAAAGTTGCGTCAACTTCAAGCGCCTGCCTTTCAAGTGCATAAATTCTTGCACCGTGCATAGTGTTTCAGCAGGCCATGGGAATCCCGTGCGTTCGCACCGCTGCAACTCTGTGGTAAGCATGCCAACATCGAACGGCGCATTATGCGCAATGAGCAAATCTGCACCGGCGAATGCTTCTTCGATCTCGCCAAGAAGCTGGCGGAATTTTGGCTTGCCTTTTAAATCATCATCAGTAAGGCCAGTTATCTTTGTTATCACGGCAGGCAGTGGGCATTCTGGATCGATCAGCCATTCATGTTCGGAAACAATTTTTCCATGTTCGATGCGCACCAATGCAAGTTCAATGATGCGCGGTTGCTTGCTAAGGTCTGCCACTTTTGGGAGAAGCAATCCTGTCGTTTCCGTGTCAAATACAAGCGCTATTGTCATTTCTGATCTGCCTTCAATAAAGTTATGTATTGCATCAGCTCAAGTTGTTTCTCCGCAGACAGAGAGTGGTAAACAGAGAGAAATTCGAATGCTTGTGAAATCTCGCGAAAGAATTTTACCTTCTGTTCATTCTTCCCTGTCTGTTGAATGTTCATTTTGTCAATTCTTCCAACATTGCAGCGTAGTTGATCAAATCATGTGCGCTGTCCTTGTGTCCTCCGTTATCGAATTGAGCCGTGTACCGAGTTAGCTTGCCGACCGCCATCACCAAAAGACCAAGCCTATTCCAGGCGTCGACATCATTCACTGTAAGCCCGCTCGGGAACATTCCTTGCATAACGCTCCCGAAGTTCTTGTATGTGTCTCCATATACGCGGTTGCGCTCGTCGAATGTTTGTGCTGCCGCAAGAAGCAATTCTGGTACTGTGCTGTTCATTTTATTCCCTTTCCATAAACTTCGTGATATTCTTTTAATAGCTTACGCATATCTTCATTTGGCATGACACATTTGAATCCAAGTTCTGCCAAATTGAAATAAATGTCCGCGCACGCTTCGCAATGAAACATTGGCGCCATTGTACGTTCGTCTCCATATATGGCTTCCTCCATAGCGCAATTCGTAGGACGTGTTATTTCAAACTTCGTGCAGACCGCGCCAATATCAATCGGGGTGTTGCAACTCTTACAGCGCCGTCTGAGTTTTGTTTGCAACGTCGTGTAATCGTCTGGAGAAGAATAATACCAGTCATGGTCGTCAAAATCACATTCGCACGAGAGAGTCATGATTAAAACACATCCTGATTGAAATTTTTAAAAAACGAAAGTTGGTTTCCACACATCTCATTATTGTAATTTGACATCAGCAACAAATCAGTTAAGTCGCTAGCTCCTTTCAGGTGCGCATCTACACTCTGCTGAATCATAACATTCAGGCCAAAAGACTTATTGGTGAATGTGATAAGTAAATTGTCTTTTTGCGACAGCTTTTTCGATGCAAAAAAACCGATCTCAAATATCGTTCCGATGTCCCTGTCGTCAACGACGGCGATCATCGTGTTGCACTTCATCATGTGGTTTATGTTGCTTTGATAAATCCTTTCCAAGTGTGCTGCTCGGTCAACAGGAGCAAGGTCAATCAAAACGCCTTCACTTCTCGGTGAAAAGAATTTAACACGTTGTTTAGCGAGTTCCGTTTCGATTGCCTGGACAGTTTCTGTCTGCTCCGCGTTGAAAAATGGAGCAGCAATATATACATACACATTATTTAATTTCATCGATCATTCTCCTCCAAAATTGTGGACGATTTTCAAATTCGAACTGCTTGTTGATGTCGTCGCGTTGTTGTTGCGTGATTGTCCTGCTGTTGATTATGATGTGCTTTGGGCACGGGCTTCCCGGATCTTTGTCCGTATACCGCAGTTCTGCGTCCTTGCCAAACACACAATAATCCTTGCAGGGAAGCATGTTTTCCGTTATAGGTAGATATTGCTGGGCATGCTCCATCACGGGGTGCCATAGGCCGTATTGCGCCATCCAGCAGCTTCTTTTTTCGAAGATTGACTTCCAAAATCCAACCGAAGCGCAAAGTTGCATTTTAATCTCTGTTTTGACCGGCATCTCTTCCCAATGACCGCTGGTCAAAATTTCCTCAAGGTCGTCTTTGACGATAAACTGTTTATGGCGAATTGCCTGCGCCCGAAGTGCCAACGTCGCAGCAACCGTAATAACCAAGAAATCACCAACAATTCCATTTCCTGGCGCAGTGATCTTCGACATAAATTTTGTCAGCTTATAAACTGGTCGATTCGCGTCGCTGATCCAATTTGATATCACACTTTCCAATGCGGAATTGTCAATGCCAATATATTTGAAATAGTCGGACAACTTCACGAGGCTTCTGATGCTGATCCTGATTGTATATTCTGTTATTGCACCAAGCGGCATGTACATCCGATAAATGTCCTGTGAAACGCCGGATGATTTCATTGCAAGTTGTTCAGCATGGAGGTCTTGCAATGAATGGTTCATTTCCATTCCCCATTCTGTCGGGTCGGACACTCTCGATGTTTTTGCCCACATCACATGATCTCTGGCAGACGCAAACACTTCTCGTTCGCCTATGGTGCTTGTGATGTGCAGCACGGCGCAGGGAATGTCGTTTATCGGTGCGTCGATCGATAATATTTTATCGATGTCGCTCGTATCTTCTCCTGGTCTAGATATTCTCCAAGCCTCATCAAGCACGTCAAGGCTGTCAATTTTAATGATTTCAATTTTCATATGCGTTCCTTGTCAAATCAATAATTTCTGTCACGATCCCTTTTAAATATTCATCTTCAAGATCAAAAAGCACTTTATTAAGATGCTCGATCACATTTTCAGAATGATGAGAGAATCCTTTGTTTCCAAGCAAGTGCGTCTCCTCCCAAACTTTATATGCAACAGCAGCAACATCAGCGATTGCGACAATCGAACCTTCGTAACCGCTCTTGCTGTCTTTCCAAAGGCTGAACACCGATTGCTGCAACGACATGTCTCCAACCAATTTTGTTATGCCAAAATGCTCAATCCTTTCGAATGTCTTTCTGGCTTCCTCATCGAAATATTTTGTTGGACGCGGAATGTCGCCGGTGATGATTTCATCGATGTCATGGCAAGCTGCCTTGCTCAAGAGCGTCGCGACATCAACTTGCCGTCCTCTGGCAATTAACTCCTGCGCGATAAAACAACAGAACAGAACGACAAAGCCGGTATGTTCGAGCACTGATTCTTTTTTGTTCATAAAGGTCTGTGAATATCTTTGCATTGACGACAGCGACGAAGCCATCGAAAAGATATGATTAATTTTCATTGGACAGATCCTTTTTATAAAGCCTCATATGTTGGCAAAATATCAAAATTTCTTTCGGCGTTTGCATTTTCACTCTCCTTTTGTCAAATCAAATCTAAAAAATAGTCTGGTTCAAGATCGAACATCTCCATCAAAACTTCTTCAGGATTTGCTCCACAAACAACCAGTCCGCGTGCTTCCGCAATGACTTCGTCTGCTTCTTCTCCAGACAAGCCATCGCGTCGCATCAAAGTTTCTTTCAAAGATAAGATCACAATTTGTTTACAACAAAGAATTTATGACCTTCGAACACAAACGTGCCATGTTCTTTCAATTGCACTCTGACGAGTGGATATTTCCCGGCTGGCAATCTAAGAGCCTCGAACGCTTCACGCGTGCTCTTGTAAACCTCTCCACCGACCTTCACCCCAATACGTGTCGTTCTGGCTTTAGCGACCTTTTTATTTTTCCATGATTCAGCTGTTCCTTGGCCACGAGTTCCGCTGGCTTTTGGAGCGTTGTAGATCTTGCCGGTTGACCGATTGTACGCAATACCGCAACGGTTGCAATTGTTGCGTGTTTCGCCACCAACAGATCCTTCCAGGCCGTCTGGGGTTTGATCTTCGGTTGCTCCGCAATTTGGGCAGTCGTCTGGACCGCGCTCTTCTTTAATCAATTTGATCTTTTTGCCTGTTGGTGTCGCAGTTTCGGTTGGGAAAGGCCATTCCATTTTTTCGCGCTTCGCTTTTTCAGCCCGTGCGTTTTTGCCATCTTTGTTTTCAGTGACTTTCACTTTCAATGGAGTGTGTTCTGCGCGTGCTTTGGCAAGTTGCTTTTCGCCAGTTGCGCGATCAGAAAACTTTTTGATGCTTTTTCCGGTTAGTTGATTGTACTCTGCCACCATTTGTGCTGTTGTCATGTCTTTCATTTTAATTCTCCTTTTGTCGTTAAGCAGAGCTATGTTGCTCTGCTTAAAAAAATTAAGCTTCGAAAGTGCCCATCCAATAAATCAAGATTGTTCTGGCGGTCTTTTTATCAACGCCAAACTCGTCTTGAATATATTGGCCTGCGCCAAACATGTTTACCACGCCAGATTCGCGCAATGCATTTAAATATTCCAAATGCTCTTGGGAAACACACTCTGGCTTTAAAATTTCTTTTTTCATTTTAATTCTCCGTTCTAGTTGCTGGTTTGCTTAACCAGTGAACATATTATGCTCCTATTCCGTTCAAAAAGCAAACTATTTTTGAACTTTATTCATATATTTTTGATTATTCAATATAATCAATGACTTACAGCAAAATCGTACCGCTCGCCATGGTGTTCTGCAGCCTGCGGATGGGAGAAGCAGAAGAAAGAGCCTGTTCTGTGCGGGAAATGATAGCCTCCGCAATTGCAACCCCTGGTGCCAACCTCCTTGCGCATTCTATAACGGTCTATTCTCCACTTGCGCCCTCCGCATGACCGGCACAATGGCGGTCGGATATAATCAGCAGGCTTCATCCGCAACGAACGGCGAGACCCACACTTAGAGCATCGGCAACGGATCAGCATCTTGCTTTAAGTGCTTGAATACGTATTCTTTGTCCCCATGATTGAAAGTCGCTTCGCCTTTTGCATAAAGTTCAAGACGGAACCGGCCAACTTTATTCATTGGCAATTCATGTTCCGCGAACGCTGCTTGAACCGTGCGGAATTTCTGCCCATCACATTCAACGCGCAGGACGAAATTTTTCTTTTCAGACATCATTTGCTCCATTCTATTTTATTATTTTTGACAACGTCCGTGCGCAATAGCTTCACGGCTTCCGAATCTTTGCCCTCTTCCAAGGTGCGCTTCAATATCTTTTTAGCGATAATATGATTAGACATGCTGTCGCTCATTTCAACAGAGTATTGTTCTTCATTTATCACGGTTCTTGTAAAATAAAATGTTTTCATCAATCTCTCATTTATTCATTGCCCATTGACACGTCAATTCGTGCCCGTCTTTTTGTCAATGCCATCGCAACAGGACTTTCCACGTTATATGGACTTTCTCCTACATGTTCATGCTTTTGATTCTTCGATTTGCATCAGCAGCTCAATCTTCTCTTCAAGCGCATTCACCTTCGCATCGAACTTTTGCATGGCTTTGGCTTTTACTGCCTGTACTTTTGCAAGATAAGTTTCTTGTGCTGCAACAACCTTGTTGTGTTCTTTTTCAACTTTTGCTTGTTCTTTCAAAAGAACATTCATTTTTGCTTCAGCAGCTTTGATCTTTGTATTCATTTCTTTTCTCCATTTTATAATGAGCAAATGCTCATAACGAATTATCGCTGTAAACTTTTCAAAAAGCAACTTTTAATTTTGTTATTTTCTCTTCGATATTTTCCGCTCCATTCTTTGCGTACACCACAGCCAGCTTGCCGTCGAATTTCCATCTTCCGTCCTTGCGCAATGGATTCCGTACGACAAAATACGCCTGCCGCATCAATGCAGGTGCAATTTTCGCCACGTAGTCTTTTTCGTTCGCTCCACTGCGTATGACAGCAGCCATGACCGCGTCCGAACGTACAACTTCAGGGTCGTTAAGTTCTTCCAGCACATCCAGCAGCCAATGATCTGATGAGAAAGATGAACTGACCACGCTCTTATGCGCTGCCGTCTTACGCTGACCGTTGCTGGCAGAAAAGTTGCTAACGTCTCTCTGATATAAAAATGCAGCAACGTGCGCATCGCCACCGTCATTGAACCATTCCCAAAGGCCAACGAAATAGTCTCGCACCATTTCTTCATTGAGCAATCCCATCTCTTTTTTCGAGGACGATTCAATTACGTCATATCTTCTGTCGTCCGGCGGTATATAAATGCCGGTCAGCAGATGGTTGGTCGTCACAATCACACCGCAGCATAATTTCACCGAATATTTCTGTCCATATTTTGGATTTATACTGGCATGGTCTGGGCTTCCTGCGATAAGCACCTTCATCCTCTCGTTGAATGCCCACTTGCTCATATCGTGTAAGTTGGCTGCTTCGCTGACCCTGACAAGTGTTGAGGATGCGTATTCGTTGAATCCTGAATCAAGCGCAGTCGGTTCGATGTTTGCAACATTCCATGCGCCGATAGATGGTATGCAAAATTCTACAGCAGTGTCCTTGCCAACACCCTGATCGCCCGCAATAAGCAGCGCAAATCTCGGCTTTTCCTCCGGATATTGCACGCGGTGTGCCATGTAATCGAAAAATTGTTCCGCGTCTCCGTCCTTGCTAAAAACGCGCTTAACGTGCGTCAAGAATGGTTCAGCTAATGTTGCGTCGCCCAATTCGATCGTCGGCCTGCGGTAAGCATTGAACACGGCAGAACCGGCTTCTGCAATTAGTTCACCTTCCCTACAGTCGAATCCTTTGATGTAATCGCCTGCGAGCGCGGGTGATTTTGTCATGCTGGTTGCCAACACCCTCATTTTCAAATAGTCAGATGCGTGCACAAGCATACCTTCATCGTTCACTTTTCCAACCGCGCAATCCACTGCCTCCTTGATCCAGAAGCTGGCTGTTGGCCGGTAAACAAAATTATTTCCAGGAGCGAAATAAATGAAGTTGCTCAATGGTACAATTCCATTCTTCGGCGCCCATCCGCCTTCAATCGCCATATAAACGACCGAGCCAAGGGAAAGCCCTTTGCCGGAAGAGCTGTCCTGACTTATTACGTAGAACGCCTCTCGCATAATTTCATCATGGTTGCGCCCTTTATTTCCTCCCCAAGAATCAGACCATTCAACATACAATGCCCATGCTGCGTCGTCGCGGGCAAATTCCCTGCCAAGTATTATGCCGATGTTGCGCCATGTGTCTCGGTCGTCTGGTTTTACATGTTCGAGCATAACTTTGACTTCATCAATGCTATACTTGCGTTTTGTTGGGTCGTCTTTTTTTCTGGCGGTGCGCTGTCCTTTTTTAACATGCAGCAAATATTCAGGAAGGTCGTCCAATGGGGAAAGATTTATCCAAGCATAAACTCCACCAGAGCGGTGCTTCGAAGGAGGGGCAACAACATAACCTCCATCATTGCGCACATCGATGTCTTTCCCAAGACGATTGCTACCAGTCTTCAGTGCGCTGTTGTACTTGAAAAATACATGCATGCCACCGCTGCCGGTTTTTGCCATCAGTGTTTCCGGCTCACCTTTTTCTTCGATGAG